TACTTTCTGGTCTAGGCTTGCTTTTTTAAGCTGTAAATCAAGCATTTTAAGCTTCTTGTTGATTTTAGCTGTCTTTGATGTAATGGCGTGTCCTAAGAATGAACTAGCACTATTGAATATCTCACTAGCAAAACGACTGTCAACCTGCATACCCAAGTCCATTAAGTCTTTATAACTGTTTGTAGCTAGTATAGCTAATTCATCCATTTCAGTATCACTTGCTTCAAGACCTCTTACTTGTGGAAGTGCGGCTTCAATCTTATCTAGTGCATCTGACGTTTCAGTTGTAATTTCTTCTATGTTTTCAGGCAAAGGGATAGTAAGTCCTCTATCATTATTTTCAGGAAGTTCAAAAAGTTCTTGTAGTTTTTTGGTCATAAAAGTATTTATTTACCTGCGTTTACCGTTGTGAAAAAGGTCATCTTCGGTTATAACTCTAAAGGTAAATCCTTGCTGTTTACAGAAAGCCATTGCGGCTTGCCACTTAGCATGATTGATTGCTACTACCATTCTGTCTTTAGCATTAGCAACTTTACTTTCAATAAGACTTTGTTTCTTAGGTTTAATCTCTACAACTTCTGCTATCTGTTTACCATACTTATTTTGGTAAACTACAAAGAAGTCAGGTATATAAATTGTTTGTTTGCCTGTAAATGGATGACGATATGGAACGCTAAATGATTCACTAGCCCAATACAATACACTACTATTGCTATCACAAAATGTCATAAAGGTTAATTCCCAACCACTACGATATCTAGGGGCATGTTTACCTACATACTTTGCCGGGTTTTTAGGAGTGTATATACCCTGTGCAAACTTAGCCATTATAGAACTATATTTCTAGCGACAGGTTGATTTGGTTGAGGTACTTTACCTATACCATATAATGACGTTTTACTTTTAAAACTGTTAAGGTAGTATGTTATAACAGTGTTCATTTCTAACTTGTTATTAAGACCCTTGATATAATTTAATAAGTCTAATACAGGAACTTGTGTCTGTTGAGAAATTCTAAACAAGTTTGCAGTAAAATTAGCCGCAATTTGTTTTGTATCGCATACTAATACAAAATAGCCGTGAACAATGTCATACTCATTACCATTGACTACTAAGTCAAATGAATAAAAGTCATCAAATATTCTTACTGTTGAATCAAGTTGAGTTCGTGTGTCAAGTATTCTAGCCATGTATAAATCTCCTAAGAGTATTTATACATTTAACCTTGAGTGCCTGCAGGAGTTGTGTTCACACCGTTAATTCTCGGTGCTTGTGATAATACACCTGCTGTTGGAGCTCCTGCTGATACAGAACCTGCGGGTGTGACACCATAACCAGGATAAAATGTGTTGCCTCTAACACTACCGGGTAATGCCTGTTGCGTAGCTTGTGTCAGTATGCCGTTAATATCTGACCTTGCTACTTGTTTTAAGTTTGCATTTTTAAATGTATTGTATGATGTTCCTGCAATCTGAACAGCACCTAATATATTACCATCAGCTAATGCTTGTGTGAAACCGCCTACACTATCTACTAAACCACCTTGACCCAATATAGTTTGATTTGAACCTAATCTTGCGATAGGACTTAATGTTCTATCATAATTCTCATTCATGCCAAATCCAGGAACAGTATTACTTGGTGCTCTACCGTCAACTGCGCCTTCAGCATACTGTACTGTTTCATAGTCAATCGTCATAGTGTTTGTCATAACGCCATTACCTGCGCTATAGTCATATGTATCGTGTGCAAAACGAGTGATGATAGGATTTATTAATGTATACAATACAAAATTGTGTTGATTGAAACCATACACTTTTATATTTTTAAAGAATGGAATCTTACTATTACCTATAGATGCATTTAATAATGTCTGTGATGGAGCTGATGTATCACCAATATACCCCCAATCTTCGTCACCGTAGATTGAGTTGTTATAAATGTTGCGTGAGTTATAATCAGCCGATAAGTTCAATGGTGTATTAGTTGGTAACTGAGGACCAACTCGTCCTGCTGTAGTAGATACAGGCTTAGTAGCATCTTTATAATAGTATGTATAATAGTTATACCACATATTACGAATGCTATTTCCATTATCATCATGGAATGCGATATCTATAGGATCATATTTTATTTTTGTTTGAACAATACGTTTGCGATTGTATTGATTCATTGTATGTGTATCGAAACTGTATGAAGGTAACTTAACTGTTTTAACAGCTAGACCAAAATTAGTTCCTGTAGCTAAACCAACCGAATAAACAGCTGGATTGATTTCAAAATATACATGAAATAAAAACTTTAGTTTAGGTGCATATTGATATGCATTGGGTCTGAAAGTTTTTGCGGCGTGTGTATAATCACGCAGGTAGTCGTTGCCGAAGAAACCTTCGGCAGCGCCTGTTAGTAAATCCTGAAAGAATCCAGCCATTGATTTAGGCCTATTTTACTAATTAACCTTGACCTGCGCCAATACCAGTAACGATAGAACCACCTAATACTCGACCAATGTTTTGACCAACACCAGAAGACAATGGAGATTGAACTGCGTTATCGTAGCGAATAGTCAATGCGATTGTCGCAACTTCATTTGAACCATAGTTTAATGCACCATAGTTAGCTGTCTTTAGATAGCAACCATAGCATTCCCAAGTTTCTAATACGATAGGAGTAGCTGTACCATTACCACCGTCTAAGATTTCAATGTTTGTTTGGAACTTATAATCTTGACCAGTAGCGGCTGAAGCTTGTTCAACCATATCTAATTGTTTCTGAACTTGTTGACCAACTAATTTACTAACGCTACCAGAGGCATCGTCACGTAAGTTAACTGTCAATTCATTCCAACTGTGTTTTCCTGCCAAATATAATGTTGAGTTATAGATAGGTAGTGTGATTTCTTCAAAGCTAATTTGTGGACGATTGATATCCATTACTTGTTTTGTTAATTCAACAGTAGCACCAGTACCGAAATTTAGAAAATTAACTCTAAAACGATATTGTAATTTAGGCATTAGTAAGCCTTGATTACCACCAGCGTTATCGCTAGCTACGGTCATGTTGAACAATGATTGTGAGGCTATTGCCATTTTTAAATCTCCTGTTATATATATTTATCTTTTTAAACTCCCCCTATTGCTAGGGGGATATTTAAATTACTGTGATAATTCACCTGTGTTTAAAACACGAACCGGGATGTAGATGAATTCAGCTGCCTTAACAGGCTCAATCGCAACGTCTACCCACAATTCATTTCTATCAATTCTTGCCGGTGTGTTGTTACTATCATCACACTGAACAAGATAATCATAGATACCACGTTTAGCAACTAAGTCAACCATCAATGTTTGAATTACGCCTGCGATACTATTACGTGTTAACGCATCGTTAGGTTCAAATACGAACGGTCTTGCTGCCAATGTCAATTGACGACGGATGTAGTTAACTAAACGAGCAACGTTTGTTCTATCTAACGCACTTTGTGAATTGAAACTGTTCTTGTTACCATAGTTCAACAAACCAACACCAGTAAAGAATACTAATGGATTGATTTGATTTGTATACAATACATCACGAATACCTAAACGTGTCTTAATAGCAACGAACTCACCAGTTGTTCTGTCTAAGTAACCAATGTTCAACGCATTGTCAATGTTACCACGACGAGTACCGGCTGCCGCTAACCAAGGATAAGCCACAGTATCATTACGTAAGAATGTGCGCAACATCATATGTGATGCTGGAACAACAACTTCGTTACCACTCAAGTCATTTGTAATTCCACTTGGATAGAATAGACCCAAATATGTATTACGTGTAACTAATCCAGTCTCGCCTGTGCTTGTAGCACCTGCGTCATTGTTAGCCCAAGCTTGAATGTCAGTAGCACTATCAGATAATCCTAATGGAGTATCACCGATAATATAACCTGTCTCGCCACGATCCGCATTCAATACAACCATGTTAGGTTGTAGTTCTGGATAGTTAGGAGTAGCCATCAAGTTGAAGTAGTTATCTTCGTCACGAATGTCTGTGTTTGTATCGATTGCT